ACAGTTCATCTACGTTGGTTAACCTTTATGGGGTTTACCATAATAAAAAAACATGAAACATTTGGGTATGAAGGTCGACCCTTTTATGAATTTGTAAAAATCTAACTATGTGTACCGCAGTTGCTATTGGTATCTTTAGTGGAATTATGAGCATAGGTCAGTCTATTGCTCAAACAGCTGCAACGAATAGGCAAATTGAAGCTCAAAATATGAGCGATCAGTTTCAGTATGATTTTAATATGCTTCGTGCGGAGAACCAAAGAAACTATGAGGCAAACCAACAAGCACTAAGAAACGAACAAATGTTTCAAAATGAAGAATTGGCTTTGATAGCAGAAGCAAATAAAATGAATGATGCCAACCAGAAGATAAGACAGCTGCAACAAAAAGCAGCCCAGGAAACTAGAGAGGCAACTTTAGAGGCTAAGAGACAGGAGGGTTCTATATTAGCAACAGGAAGAATAGGAGCGAATGTAGCTAATCTACTTGCAGATGTAAACGCAGAACTAGGCAAGTACGACTACTACACAGATACCAACCTGGCTTTTGCTACAGGTGGAATACAGTCAGAGAAGAGAGGCTTTATATCAGAACGTGCAAGTAGGATTGCAAGCATATCTCCATACCTTAAGAAAACTATTCTCGATCCTATGAAACCTGTACCTAGACCGAAGGTAAGTGTAAGCCCATTCTCTATAGGTGCTGGCATTATGAGTGGCATAAATGCTGGTGTTAATTATCAAATCGCTACTAGCTAATGGCAATTTCTCTAGGCAAATCATCAGGCGACAGCAGCCGTAAGACATCAAGAAGATTACTAAGTCAGTATGGTGTTGACTCAACTATTGTTGCTAAAGGTCTTACTGCTCCAGGAATAAAAGTATCTGCTCCTATTGTTGACACCTATCAGCAAGTAGAGAGAATGAACGCACCTCAGTTACAGCTAGGTCAGTTTGCTGACATGAGTGTAGGGTTTGACAACTCAAAAGACTTACAAAACCTAGCTAACTCACTTAGTCAATTTAATTCTGAGTTAAATAAGTTTGGCACTCTTTATGCCAAAAGAGAAAAACAAATAGATACAAAGGCAAAAGATTACAGTAAAAGCCTTGCATTGCAAAACTTTGGCAGTAAGAAGTCAGCTGTAGAAATACTGCAAGACACTAGGACAGATTTACAAAAAATAGTAGAAAGTGCTAATTCAACTATTGACGAAAAAAAAGCAGCAGAAAAAAATTTAGATTACATAGATTCAAGAAATAACATATTAGTACCGCACTTACAGTCGCAAAACAGAATAGTAAATATACAAGCAAATGCTGCAACTTTATCTAGCAAAGCTGGCGGTGCAATGGTAATAAAAAATGGTATCGAAGTACCATTAAGCTCATTAAGACCTGACGACCCTGTTTATCTTGAATGGAGGCAAGATGCGGTGTATGGAGATGGAAGCGGTGGAGTGATACCTCTTACAGATAAAGAAGGTAAAGAAGTATCTGCTACTGTTTTATCTGCATACGCAAATGATACAAACAGGCAGGAAAAAGCGGTTATTCAATACAACAAAGATGTATATGAAAAGGAATCGTTAGTGCAAGTAGATGGCTATGCAGCAATACATCTTGATAAAAATAATATAGATGATGTAGTAAAAGGTCTTAACGGAATATTAGATGACTCTCGCTTTATGCAAATATACAGAACGAAAGAGGAAAGAGATAAATTTATAGAAAAACTAATAACACAATGGAAACAAGCATTATTTATTAGAGGACAAGAGACAGGTGTATTCCTGGAGGCAGATGAAGCATTTGAACCCTGGTTAAAACTAATGACAGGTAAGAAAGAAGATAGGCTAATAAAAGATACTGATAAAAATTCTCCTACATTTGAACAAGAAATAATAAACCCAAAATTACTTTGGCATAAAAGTTTTGAACCTGGTTGGGAAGCTAATACTAAATACAAATACAACACAGAACTTGCTAACGCTAGGAATCAGCAGAAAACAACAAAGGTACAGTTAGGCAACAATGCTATAGATAAAATGTTTACAGAAGAAATATTGCCTGAGTTAAAAAAAATAGATGAAATGGCAGGGAAGATAGATGGTGGATTTGCTTCTGACAAAGTACAAACAGAACTAACTAAAATAAAACAAACATTTGAAGAAAAAAAGAACGAAATAATATCTGGCGTACCTATTAGATTTCAAGAAGATGTATTAACCTATGCAAACAAAAAGATAGTTACAAGTGATGGATTACTGTTTGGGCCAGAGAGAAAATTACTATCGACACAATTAGGTAAAGAATATACACAAGTATTTCTTAACCCACAGAAAGCAGTTGCATTTAGAGATAAGGTCAACAAACTTATGGAATCAGGTGCAATAGATGTAAATGTTGGTATGAACCTAATTAACAGAACTAATACTATTGTTAGTGAAGTAGCAAAACCAAACCAAGAATTTGCAGCAGACATTATTAAAACAAACTTAGATAAGTTTGCTAGTTCTAAAGGTAAAGGTTATTTCTATTCTTCTGACTCTCCTGGAGGATCAGAATTTATTTTAGAAGAACAGCTAGAACTTAGTAATGCAGAGCAAAAAATGACGGATGGTGCAAATAAAATAATAGAAGAGGGATTAAAAAATAATAAAAGTACACAAGTTATTAATACAGAACTTACTAAATTTTTCCAAGAAACTGATTTTGGTTTAGTTAGCAAATATCAAAGTAAAAATTTAGATGGAGAAATACCAAAGGCATTTGACTCAATAGATGATTTTAAAAATAGAATGATTGGCGTGGAACAAAAAGGAAAGATTGACAACAAAGAAGCCACGCAGTTAGTGACTATGTATAAAAGCGAAATACCTATGTTACCTAGAGAAGATTTAGAAAAATTATTAGATGATTGGAATACAAATGGAATAGATGGCATCGACAAAGACGTTAAGAAAATGTTGAGAGCATTAAAAAAATACAATGGTGTAACTCCATATCAATTTTTTAATAATCAATTATTTAAATATGACATTCCCTTATCAGAAACAATGATAAATGACATTGATAAATTTAATAAAAAATACTCAAAGATAAATACCAACACACCAAAGCCTCCTAGCTTTATACAAAAAATTGCAATGCTCCCTGTCGAACTATTGCTTGGTGGATCTGTCATGGCAGGAGAAGTTAACAATAATCCTTATAACTACATCCCTCCCGAAGGTACACAAACAATTCCTAGTATGTTAAAGATTGCACTTACTTCTGATTTTACAGAGGATGAAGCAGTAATTATGGCAGCTATAGGAATGGCAGAATCAAGTGGTAGACCACACGCACATAACACAGAAGGAGATGATAACAGCTACGGATTATGGCAGATAAATATGTTAGATCGACCTGGATTTATGATGGGAGAGGAGCGCAGAGGCCAACTTGCGTTAGACTCAAATGAGCAGCTGTTCGATCCAATAGTTAATGGTCAGGCAGCCAAGTATATCTATGATATGCAAGGTTTCGGTGCATGGACAGTTTACAAGACAGGTGCATACAAAAAGTACTTGCCAGCTGCCCAAGAAGCTCTAAATTCACTATCTAACTAATCATGCCTTTTGAAGAATATACAGACGAGAACGGAGAAAAGAAAACTCGCTACGTTGCTCCAGAAGGAACAATATCTAAAGAACCAAAAGAAGGTTTCCAGGAAGGTGGAGATTTTGACTTAGGTGCATCTGTAGGTAGAACATTTGGACAAGCTGGTAGAGACTTTGTACAAAATTTATATGATTCTGTCTACGATGAACTAGCTACATATAACCCTACTGACGCATTAACAAATGTAATGTCAGGTGGAAATTTATACGAAACTATAACAGGTAGAGATTTTTTTACTAATAAACCTAAAGAGGATAAACCAGGAATAATAGGTAAAGCATTTAATATGCAACCTACTTCTTTTGAAAATCCAGATGCAGATATACCTTTCTTAGGTAAACCATTTGACAATGTTGCACAGAATAATGCAGAACACATGATTGGTGGGTTACTGGCTTCGATAGGTCAATTTGCATTAGTTGCTAAAGGATTAAAAGCTAAAGGTGTAAAAGTACCGCAAGTGCCTTTATTTAAAGGAAGAATGAAAGCTAAACTTGCAAGCAAAGCACCTGGAGTAAAAGGTTTTTTTGATAGAACGCAAGGTAGATTTATACGAGGTGCGCAAGAAGGTTGGCTACCTGGTGCAATAAATGACTTTGCTATAGAAGATCCCTGGGATGGCAACATGGTTAACTTGCTTGCTAGTGGTGTACCTGATGGAAAATTAAAAAATTTATTAAATGAGTTTGCAGTTACAGAAGATGATACGTTAGCAGAAGCAAGATTAAAGAATGGAGTAGTAGGCACACTTATAGCTGGCCCATTATTGGGAGGTTCACTAGAACAACTAGGAGGTGGTAAAAGAGAAACCCTAATAATGTTTGACGCTATTGCGGATTATCTTACTAAAGGTGCAAAGGTTGCTAAAAAGGCAAACAAAGCTAGAGGTATAACTAATCCTTTAAAAGAACTTACAGATCAAGAAGCAGCAAATGTAGAAATTGTAAAACTTACAGGCAGAGAGAAAAAGTCAGCAACAGAACAGGCTATAGAAATTATCCAAGAGCAAGATAAAATACAGAAAGCAAAAGATTTTCCAGGCACAAGCGGACAGCAACTTAACACAGATGGCATAGATCAAAGTGAGATAGAATTTAACGATTCATTAAACGAATTAGAACAATCTAGAAAAAATTTAGAAGTAAAAGCATCCAGGCAAAAGTTTATAGCTGAATCGACAGGCGGTATAGATGAAACAAAAAGTTTAGATTTGCAGCCTGTACCTAGCTCAGAACTTGCAACTATTGGGGTAAATGAAATTGCTGTTAATCCACAAAGGTTTCAATTTAAACAAGCAGGACAAACAAAAACTGGACAAAGTGGATCTTTAGGCGCAATAACAAAATATAATACTGATTTAGCTGGTGTTGTAAGTGTATGGAAAGATCCAGCTGACGGCAAAACTTATGTTGTTAATGGACATAACAGATTAGCAGCAGCAAAAAGACATCAAATACCAACTGTAAATGTAAGGTATCTTGATGCTCCAGATGCAGCAACTGCAAGGGTAAAAGGTGCTATGCAAAATATTGCAGAAGGTAATGGTACAGGTGTCGATGCAGCAAAAATAATTAGAGAAACAAAGATGGGCGTAGAGGAAATGGTACAGCAAGGTATCAGCCCTAGCGGTGTAGTTATGAAGAAAGCTATACCTTTGTCAAAACTACCATCAGGATTATTTGACCAGGTTGCTACAGGGAAACTTACAGAAGATATGGGTGTAGCAATAGGAAGTAGCAATGCACCAGATCAGGTAATGTTTGACCTAGCAAAAGCTGCAAAGAAAAAAGGTTGGAGTGCAGCTAAGACAGCAGAGGCTGGATTAATAGCAAAACAGTCAAGTGTATTTGAAGTAAAAGATCCTAACGCTCTACCTCTTCTTGGTTATGACACACTTATTACATCTAACTTTGAGAAGCAGCTTAATGTACGCATTGCAATTAGGCAGCAGTTAAGGTCAGAAATAAACGCATTAGGAGTTGCTGCAAATACAAAGAAAGCAGGAACATTGACAGATGCAGGAAATGTTATTGATGTTGATGCAAGTAAAGCTGCAAGAGATGAATCACTCCAGGGGGAAATTGTATTTAACAGACTTGTTGGAACAGAAGGCAAGT